TCGTTTGTCGAGTATCAGACCGAACGTGCGGTCGGTGCGGCATCGAATGTGATTACGCTGGACTCGCCAAGCTTTATGCCGGTCGTGTTGGAAGAGCATGATTTGGCGGCAGGCGTGGATTACCGCGAACAAGCGGAATCGATGTACGACGAGCGCGCCAAGGCAACACGTCGCGCGGTCAAGGGCGTGCAGCTGCGTCAAGAAATCGAAACTGCCGCCCTCCTGCAAAACAAATCGGCTTATCAGTCAGGTTTCAGCAAAGATTTGGCCTCCACCCAAAAATGGAGCGATAAAAACTCTGATCCGTTGGCAGACATCGAGAACGCCCGCGAAACGGTTCGCGCAGGCTGCGGTGTACGCCCGTCGGTACTAGTGGTAGGCGCGAGCGTGCTGTCGGCACTGAAACGCCATGAGAAGCTCATCGGCGCACTGGGTGCAAATGAACGCAAGTCCCTGCTCACGGTCGAGCAGCTGAAAAATCTGCTGGAGCTAGACGACATCATCGTCGGCGAGGCGGTATCTACACCTGCCGCCAATAAGGCTACCCAAGATATTTGGGGCAAATTCGCCAGCCTGATTGTACGTCCGAATGCGGCTTCCGGCGGCAATGACGAGGGTGAGCCGAGCTTCGGTTATACCTTCCGCCGCCGCGGTATGCCGGTAGTCGACCGCTACGAAGAGGTCGGCGGCAAGGTGGAATACGCGCGATATACCGACATCCGCAAAGCGGCGGTGGTCGGCGGCGCATGCGGTTTCTTGTTTGAAAACGCGGTTGCTTGATAAGTAAAAGGTCGTCTGAAAGGCTTCAGACGACCTGTGGAGATAAAAAATGACTTTGTTTTTAAAGCGTGAAGATTTGGTTGCGCGTATTGCCGACACTCGATACCACCGTGTCGAAGGTACGACTGCTACCGTGTGTACTGTGATTTTGCATTCTGGGTTTGTGGTCATCGGCAAGTCTGCCTGTATTACTCCCGACATCTTTGATGAGGCAAAAGGCCGCGAATTTGCCTATGAGGATGCCCTCAAAAATTTGTTAGACCTGGAAGCGTACCGCGTCAAAGAAAATGCGCATGACGCGCAGGAAAAGGAGTCTTAAATGGCACAAACTAAACAAGTGGTCTTGGTAACCACGGTCAAAACATCCGGCAAGGTGGTTAAAAACCGCTTTGTGGATTTTGCAGGCAAACAGGCCACCGCCGGTGTGAAAGTGCTGGGTACTGCTACTTTGGATGCGGATGCGGGCGAAATGTTGGCCGTTGATGTATTGGGTATCGTCTTAGTTGAGGCAGGCGGCACGATTGCCGTCGGCGATGAAGTAGCAGCCGATGCGCAAGGCGCGGCAGTCAAGGCGGCAGGTAATGCCAAGGTTGCCGGTACGGCGCGCTCTGCGGCGACAGCGGCGGGCGAAGTCATCCAAGTATTTTTGAAAGGTTGATCATGGCTAAAGTTTATATCGCAAACACTCCGTTGATTTTGGAAAACGAACAAGGCGACCAATTTCGTGTCGAGGTCGGCGAAGCGGTCGAATTGACGGCGGAGCAGTACGAATCGGTCGCGGCACACGTTACCCCGACACTGACAACCGGCGAAGAGCTGGATGCGCAACAAAATGGCACTCCGCCGTCCGAAGATCCGTCGTCAGATGATGTAGGCAATGCCGCTGCGGACGAAGTTGAAAAGCCGAAACGCGGTAAAAAACCGGCAGCAGCCGAAGGGGCGGAGTAAGCCATGTATATCGGCGCGGATGATTTGACGGCTGCGATGGGCAAAATGGAGTTGGTACAACTGACCAACGACAATGCGCGCGGGACAGAACCCGATCCTCAGGTCATTGATGCGGCAGTGCGTTATGCCTGCGATTTGGTGGACGGATACCTGCGCGGCAGATATGTGCTGCCGCTGAAGGACACGCCGACGGTGTTGCAGCCTTTGTGCATCAACATCGCCCGCCATTTTTTGCACAGCCGCCGCATCAACCGCGCCGACTTTCCGAAACCGCTGGAAACTGCCTACAACGCAACCATTAAGACGCTGGAAGCCATCCGCGACGGCAAGATTCACATCGGCATCGCCGCATTGGACAAGCCGTCGCAACCCGAGCCGGGCGCGTATCACGTCCGAGTGCGCGACAAAATGGATTTGGGAGGCTACTGATGAGCGCGACACGTCCGATTATTGATGCGGTAGTAGAACATTTGCAGGTCGCTATCCCGTGGGTCAGCGTTGAGGCTTTTCCGGAGCGGCCGTCCGAATACCAATTTATCCATCCTGTCGGGGCAATCTTGGTCGGCTACGGCGGCAGTAAATTTGGCAATATTGAGCAGCTCGGCCGTATTGCGCAGCAGCGTGATGTCAGGCTGATGTTGACCGTTTTTGGCAGCAGCCTTAATGCGGATGATGGCACTTTGGCCATCTTGGATGAGACACGTCTTGCTATGGTTGGTTTTGCGCCGCCGAACTGCCGGCCCTGCCACCTTATCAGCGAGGAGTTTTTGGCCGAGGATGCTGGCGCATGGCAGTATCAGCTTGTCTTGCAAACTGAGACCCAGCAGGTTGAAGTTTGCCGTGAAGAAAAACGCCCCCTCTTCGTCGCTGCCCGCTATCGCCGAACCGACCAAGACCTCAATTCCGATTTAAAACCTAAAAAATAGGAGTATCCATTATGGCAGCAGCCTACCATCACGGCACGGAGACCATCCGCATCGACGGCGGCTCCAATCCCGTCTATACCGTTGACGGCGCAATTACCGCCATCGTCGGCACTGCGCCAGTCGGCGCGGTCAATGAGCTAACGGTATGTCAAATTAAAAAAGATTTTGCCCGATTCGGCGGCGAGCTGACCGGCAAGGGCTTTACCCTGCCGGATGCCGCACACATCTGGACGCGCTACGGCAGCGGTGTCGCTTATGTTGTCAATGTTTGCGACCCTGCCAAACATAAGACAACCGTCAGCAACGAAGTATTGGCGGTTGATCCTGACACCTTGACAGCCAAAACCGCCAAGCCTGCCCTGCAAAGCGGCTACACAGTTTCAGACGGCAACAGCCCCCTGACCGAAAACACGCACTACACCATCAACACGCTGACGGGCGAAATTGTGTTCAAAACCAAACCGTCCGCCGCGGAAATCAGCTACACCTATACCGACCCGACGAAAGTGACCGAAGCCGACATTATCGGCGCATATGTGGCGGCAACGGGAAAACGCACCGGTTTGGAACTCTTGACCGAAGGTTTCAACCGACAAGGCGCGGACGCGAAAATTATCATCGCCCCCGAGTATGACGGCAACGCCGGAGTCCGCGCAGCAATGGAAATCATTGCGGGCAAATTGAAAGCCATCGCCTATGCCGCCGCGCCGAAAGGCACAGGCTTGGGCAAGGCTTTGGAAGGACGCGGTCCGTTGGGCAGCATCAATTTCCAAACTTCGTCCGACCGCTGTCAGCTCTTTTACCCCTACGTCGTCGGGCTCTTGGGTTTGGAGAGCCTCGCTGTCCACGCCGCCGGCCTGCGTATGAAAACCGATGTGGAACAGGGCTACTGGTACAGCATCTCCAACCGCGAACTCTTGGGCGTGACCGGCGTGGAAATCGGACTGACCGCCCGTGCGGACGACCCGCAGTCCGAAACCAACCGTCTGAATGAAAAAGGCATTACGACTGTATTCAACAGCTATGGTACGGGCTATCGTATGTGGGGCAACCGCCTTGCCTGTTTCCCAACGGTTTCGCATATTAAAAACTTTGAAGTGGCACAACGCACCGGCGACATCATCGACGAATCCATCCGCCGCGCAGAGCTGCAATATGTCGACCGTCCAATTGACGATGCCTTAATTGACAGTTTGATTGAGACGGTACGCACCTATTTGGGTACGCTGCCTTCCATCGTAGGCTTCTCGGTCGGTTTGGACTATGACTACGACCTGCCGGATGCGTTCAGTAAAGGCCAAGTGCCGATTGTGTACGACTACACGCCCAAGCTGCCTGCCGAGCGTCTGACCAATACCAGCGTGATGACCCGCAAATACCTGGCCAATCTGGTTTCTGCGTCCTAATGCCGTCTGAAAAAAGAAAGGAAACAAGATGAGCGCAATCAATGCAATCTACAATGCCAACGTCTATATCGACGGCAACAGCCTGTTGGGTAACGCATCCGAGTTCAAACTGCCCGAGTTTGAGTTTGGGCAGGACGACCATACCGGTTTGGGTATGGTCGGTACCATCAAACTGCCCAACGGCGTAGAAGCCCTGGAAGGCGAAGTTACTTGGAACAGCTTTTATCCCGAGGTGGCCAAGAAGGCATCCAACCCCTTTAAAGCTGTGCAACTGATGGTGCGCGGCAACCTGCAGACCTTCAATGCGTCAGGTTTGGCGGAAGAAGTCCCCATCGTAACCACGGTAACGGCAGTGTTTTCCAAAAACGCCCTGGGCGGCTACAAGCCGAAGGAAAAAGCGGAATTTAGCTCAACCTACCAGGCAACAGAAGTCCGCCAAGTCGTCGGCGGGCGCGAAGTGCTGTACTACAACGCGTTCAAAAACATCTACCGTGTGGACGGTCAGGACGTTTTGAACCAAATGCGTAAAAACATTGGTGCTTAATCTTTAAATCGGATTAAAAGCCGTTTCAGACGACCTTTGACACAATCACCGTATCTTTACCGATACGGTGATTTTTTTATTTTTGGAGATGGAAAATGAATGAAGCCAAGAAATTGCAAGAAGATTTGGGTGT